CCCGCTGAGGATACTCAGGATCGCCCTGGAGCACAGCCACCACGTTACGCATGTGGAGCTTCTTGTTGTTGACTGCGGAAACGACCTTCTCAGTCTGCTGAGTGATGAGGTTGTCACCGCTGTAGTTAGAAGCCATGCTGACTTCCTTGAGAGAGAAGCCGTCGAAGGCTCCGGACCTTGTGGAGATACCACCTACGAAGTCCTTGAACTTCTGGCTGTCGAGCATCTTCTGCACCTTCTCGTCGAAGTTGTTGATGACGTCCATAGACAGTCCCTTCTCTTGGAGCTTCTTGACGGTCTCGCCAAGTTGCTTAACCTGCTCAACGAGGTCTTCGTTGTCCTTGATGATCTGGTTGAACTTCTCAGAGTCATAGGACTTGAGCTGGTCGTTAATGGCGGTGAACTTTTGCTCAACCTCTTCGGAGGTGAGTTCACCTTCACGGCTCTTGTTGATAACATCACACATCATCTGAGCGATGTTGTTCATGAAGGACTTCTGCTCTTCTGGCAGATTGTCCATCTTCAGTGCCAAATCGGCAACTGTCACAAATTGCTTTTTCATGTCTTTGGAAATTGATTTAGTTAAAAACTTCATTCAGTTTCGCAAAGTCGGGCAAAGTGCTTTCAGCGGCTTTTTCCTTCACGACCTCCTCCTGGGAGCTCTGCTCGCCTTCCTTCTGAGTGTCCACTGACGGCTCAGGGCTTGCAGCAGGCGGAGTCGTAGTACTTCCTTCCTGAATTATGGTGTTGGATTTGTATACTCGTGCATAGCATTTCGGGCAACGGACATAAGACATAATGTCCGTGAGGCTCTTCACTTCAAACTCGGGCTTGCCACTCTTTGCCAGTACGATGTCGAGAACGGCGTTCACCTGTTCGCGGATTTCAGGAGCAAGCTTCTCCATCTCTTCGCGGACAATGCCTTCCGTTATCCATCGCTGGTATTCTGCAGCAAGGTCGATTACTTGTTGACTGAAAGTACGCTCTGGCATACTGTCGTAGTCAAACTGGTGCCCACAGCAGGGGCACGTTACTATCTTGCCTCCGTTGAGGCTCTTCAATAATAGGTTCAGTTCCATGTCGTAAGCTTTTAGACGTTCGTCGGTATAGCCGTGTTCCAGGAACGCTTTGCGGATAAACTCTACAGCCTCCTGCACTTGGTCGCGGGTCGCTGACTTAATGCCTACAAGGAAAGTCTGTGGGTTGCTGCCCCAGTGGGTCAGCGTGCTGTACTCGTACATCTTCCACTCCAGTACCTTGCGCTGGTCCTTGTCATCTCGCTTCATGGCTTGAACACCAATAGAGTGCTCAAGCGTCCTTCCGTTCTCTGCAAACAGCTTATAGTCGGCAAGAATGTCCCGACACATCTGCTTCTCCAGGTTCAACTGACCTGTCATGATAAGGTTTCCACCTTCTTCCTTTCCCTCAATGGGGACGCCGAGCAGCTGGTCTGTGCGGTGGTTCAAGAACCAACGCATTCTGCCGATGTTCTCTTTCAGGGTCTTCTTGAACGACCCAGGCATTGAAATGTCATCTTGCGAGTCCTTGACACCGATACCGTTTACCGCAACGGTAACGATACCTTTCTCCCCATCGACATCAGTAGCCTTAGTTTTGTACTGCAGGCGCTTGATTTCTTCTTTCATCTTCAATCTCACTTTTGATGTTAAAAACTCTGTTTATAAACGCTATTTCTTCGTCAGTCATGTTGAATATGACTTTATCGAATACTTCTGGATATTCTTCTGATACAAGTTTCTCCTCACATATCTGGGCACGCCAGTCGTTAATGGTGATGAGGCCGTTCTGGAACTGCATCTTGCAACGCTCGTTCAGCAGCTTCTTCACCTCCTCTGCATCTTTCAGGCCGTCCTGCAGACAATCCACGTCCTTGAAGCAGCAGTCAAGATAGAAGCCGTCCTCCTCGAGACCGAGGAATGAGGTCAAGTCCTGACAGAAGCGCTTCGTCATCGGGATTATCTGAGAGGAATACACTGCCTTCTCTGCAGTGGACTGGTTACTGAACGTGCTCTGGTCCTTTCTCGGTACCAGCACACTCGGTATGCCGTAAGCTCCGGCTATCGTGATGGCGTCCTGCAACGTCTCGTCGAAGGGCTGGAGCTCAGATATGGAGAGATTGGTGCGTACGAAGTCAATGGGCACGTCACTGATACCATAGGGCATCTTGTCACCTACGACACCATACTTGCCGTTGTGCTGCTCGATGATGGCATTCTTCTCCTTCTCGTTGAGGGGAACAGTGCCGGTGGCATCAGTCTTCTTGGAAACGATGAAGCCGAGACCACCCTGCTTCACATAGATGAGGTTTCGTGCCTGGTACACTGCGATGAGGTTACTGATAGACTTCTGCTGGCTCTGCAGACGGCTTCTGCTCATCATGAAGTAGGAGTCGTTGTAGAACGAAGGCTTTCCATCTCTGTCGTGCCACACCTCATCAGGATTGATATCCCTGGAGGCCGCAAGACCGAGGTTCAGACGATAAGACCTGATAAGGTCCTCCTTCGTTGCCAGTCCGAACAGCTGCGACATGTCTCTGTTGGCAATAACCTCAACGTGGTCTGCAGGAAGCTCCCAGAAATTGTCACACCAGCGCCAACGCCTCTCTGTCTTCAGCCCTTCACCCATAGCAGAACGGAGGAAAGCGTTTCCAGTGGCCAGCTTATAGACAAAGTGCAGATAAACGAGTTCCCTGAACTTCATCAGACAGTTGGGCTGATCGAGGAACTTATTGAACTCCCTGCGGTAATATACGATGCTGTCGTCCTTCACACGCTTCACCTCAAATGTGGCACCTGCGATGCGACTTGCAATGAAGTTGATAGGAAAGAACACCTCCGGAACTGACTCGAACAGTTGCAGGTAGTTCTCTCCGCAGAAGTACGGCAACACGTTCAGCTCAAAGTATCGCGCAGAATACTTCTCAATTACACTGCCGTCTGGCAGCGTTATCGTATTTTCGCTTGGCACGATGTCTGCCTTGCGAGCGAACATGTTCTTTATTGATGTTGCTAAACTCATTTCGTCTCAACTTTGGCGCAAAGGTAAGCAAAAATCAAATACGATTTTCAAAATGCAAAAATCTTGATTTCAGTTCAACTTCACCACATACTGGATAAAGCCGCTCAAAATTGCACTCGCTTCCTTGTTTTGGCTGTCCTTGTTGTAGTCAAACAGCGCCGTAATGAATTTTCCATAATCTATGTTCTCACTTGCTTCTTGCTCATTGAACTTGATGAGGCTTCTCACATAATCGGTAGTAGCTGCTATGCGAGTATCGACATTGGCCACCTCCTTGATTACCCTGATATCCTTGTCACTTGACTCTCTCATCAGACGGACAAAGGTGAAGTAGGCATCGCTGCACTCAATCACTATATTGTCAGCCTCACGTTTAAGAATGGCCTCCTTCATGATGTCGGTAGAGACATTCTCGCTATAGACAATATCCACGATGTGCCAGAACTCGCCGCACCTCTTGCCGTAGAGCATGAGGAACTTGCCGTCGAAGTTCGGCATGACATAGCAGATAGAGTCGCTGTACTCGTATTGCGTCTCAGGATTGTAGAACGTAACGAAGCCGTCACGGGCGTAGATGTTGCGCTTGCGCTTGTTGGAGAATGCGATGAACTCCTCCTTCATCAGGTCACACACCACATAGCGGAACGTATCGGAGAAGTGTCCGTGCTCCTCATACGTCTGCATCGTCATCTTATTCTTGATGCGTGTCTTGAGAATACCGCCATTGGCGTCCTTCTGAACAGACTGGTAGTCCTCCATGGAGACACGGCACTTATCGCCTATGATAATTGATAGCCCAGGAATGCTGCCGTCGAATATGGCATTGATGAACTCACCCGACATACTTACACTCGGATTGGTAGATGCTATCATGTCCTCTACCTCGAAACCTCTCTCATTGAGGACCGAGATAAACAGGTCATGGAACGAACGCTTCTCATCGTCGATGTTGTTGGCCGACTTCGTGCTGGCGTCACCATGCAGACATATCTTGCCGGTGTAGTTCCACTTGTGCAGTCTCTCAGCTACCAGCCTGGCAGATCTGCGCACAGTGTTGTTCGGGTTCTCTGCTGCCGTCTCGTGAAACTGAAACAGATGCTTGCCGTTCTCGAAGTCTATCTGCCAGTATGAGATAGTGATGTATGGCAGCACGTTCGAGTCCACAGAGATATGAATAGGAAGCTTCTCGTTGAACTCCACCTTCTTCATGTGCTTGCCCTTAGTGAAAGAGCCAAAGAACTCGGAGCCGGTGCGCAAGATGCCCCACTCACCAAGAGCATACACGTTGTAATAGTCTGGGTCTTCCAGCCTGTCCTTCTCGAAGTCTGCGATACACTGCTCATCGTAGAAGCCATACTTGCCGTTAGGAGAGCCAACCACCCAGAAATTATTGAGGTAGGTACTTTGTATGACAATCGTATCAGATGGGTGCTCTTCTATCTCTCCAGTGCGGACATTCAGAACACTCGACGGCTCATTCTTCAAGAGCCTCTTCACCTTCGTCAGCTCTTCTGGCACTTTCTGTCCTCCTATGATTGCAACCATAGGTATCTCGTGAAGTTTCTCCTTGTCGAGATAGTCCTTCTTTATCCAGTGCGTCTCACTGATGGGGTTGAAGGTCATTATTATCTGCTGGCCGAGCTTACCACGCAGACGCTTGCGTATCTGCTTGAAGTCCTGCAACTCGAACTCGCTGAACTCCTCCAGCTGCACGCGCTTGTAGTTCGATATACCCTTAATCTTCTCTGGATCGTCGAGACCGGAGAAGTCGATACGGGCACCATTGTAGATGCAACGAATGCTGTTCTGCGTGAAGCGGAAGTAATTGCGTATGCCCAATCCTTCAGACGCTACCCTGTAATCTTCGTAGATAGTCTTCAGAATGCTCGCACCTACCTTACGCATGACAAGCGTGTTCTCGCCATCATAGAGCGTCTGTATGAGAATGGCCTGGGCACAACTGTAGCTTTTGCCGGACGAGGAGCCGCCATACAATACGAGAAAACGGATAGTAATGTCATTGAAGTACTGCAGACAATAAAATCCGTTCGGGTTAAGCTTCTTATAGTTGACTACCATGCGCTACTCGTCTTTATAATCATCATCGAAGCCTATTCTTAACTCGTGCGACACCTTGCCGTTTATGTTGAGCTGCGTCGGTGCGTCCCAGCCGTTCCAGGAACCAAGCAGGCGTGCCGCCTCAGTCTTACCGTTGAACTCGTACGACACGATACCTCGATTATTCTTGATGCTCTTTAGGGCATTGCGCACATTCTTGGGCATCTGGGAAGGGGACTTCAATTTAGTCTTACCCGTCTCCTCGTCTATTACGTACATGTCCGCTGGGTCAACGTTGGCAATATCGAACAGAACCTTCTCAATCTTGGCTCTGTCGATGCGTGACTGCGCTGCCTCTTCGATGCGTAGCTCTTCAATCCGTCGTTGAATTTTAGTGTTGTGCAGAACCTTGTTCGCGTTAACGCGAATTGACTCCCATTTCATGTTCCCAGTGCTGTAGGACATGCGGTACGCTTCGGGTGCAGAGCCGGTGTCAATATAATAACGGCAGAAGGACTCCTGTTTTGGTGTTAGGGAGTCCGCTGCGATGTGAGTCTTTTTCCTTTTTTGTGCTTTCATGATATATAGAGTTTTTTCAGTCCTTCCTTGACAGTCGTGTAAGGAATGTCGATGACAGGGAAGTTTCTGTCTATTGTTTCTATTGTGCTTTCACCCGCCTGAGAAAGTTGCTGGAGTTTGACAGGTTTCTCTCCCCTGTCTATCTGCAGCTCCTGTATCTCACGGCAGAAGTCGAGCACCGACATAGGCTCATCGTTCACGCAGTTGAGGATTGCGTCACCGGACGCCGATGCGTAGATGAGTCCTTCCACGGCATTGTCTATAAAAGTGAAGCATCTGATGTCCTCGCCATTGTGTTCGAGCTTTACGCACTCCCAGTAGAGCAGGGAGTGAAGAAGAGTTCCTTGACATGGGTTTGGCCCGTACACGTTAAAGAGGCGGACTCCAGTTGCTTCCCGATTATAGAATTTGGCATATCGTTCCGCGACGTTCAGTCCTGACTCGACCGGTGCGCTGGCATACACCAGCTTGACACCTCTCATCTTGCAGTTGTCGCAGACGTAGTAGAATGCGTCGAGGCTGCCCTGCTTCGTGCCGTCTTCAAGATGATAGACACAGCTGACCTTCCCCAACCGCAGTATGCCAGGAAGCCTGTTGAGGCTTTCCTGGCTGTTGCAGTCGATATTGACGACCTCATCGCCGAGCCAGCTGAGTGTGGCAGACAATGAGCGTGCGACAATTCCACTTCCTATGACAATGACAGTTTCTTTCATAGTTCAATTCTGCTGCAAAGGTACGACATTAAGTGACACCTTTCCCGAAATCCGAAAATCTTGATTTCAGGTCATATCTGCCTCAATGCGTTCCTGAATGCTATTTCTGTATTGAACACTTTGCCGCCGATGCGGTAGTGAGTGTATGTCCTTCCGTATGGCCTGCCGTACTTGTATGGAACATGAACACACATGCCGAAACGTCCGCAAGTGGAAAGGTAAACGGTGCAGTGTTCATGCTCCATGCTCGTGTGCGACTTCCACACAAACCTTATCGCTTTAATCTCCTCGTCGGTCATGGCTACTCCCTCTTCATCTTGGAGAGCTCCGAGCCCACCAGTTCGTAACGCTTCTCGATGCGGTCGAGCGTGTCACGGATACCGACGAGAGCCTTGCCCACCCCATCGACCTCGCCTGCCACACCTGAGATGTCAGCACCGATGGCGTCCATCTCGGCATAAGCCTTGTATTTGCCAGTGCCGAGCAAAAAGGAGAAAAGCTCCTTCTGGCCGTCTGGAACGTCCTCTACCTTGAACCGCTCGTAGCCGTACTGGGTGTTACGCTCCTCGATTTGCTCGAGCACCTCTCTCTCTGACTTGCCCTTCTCCTGAAAGGCTTCAAATGAACGGACGCTCCTCAGAGTGCCGTCCTTGTAATAGCTGATAACTAATTTCATGTGATGTCTGT